ATTATACCGAAGGCGATTATACCGAAGGCGATTATACCGAAGGCGATTATACCGAAGGCGATTATACCGAAGGCGATTATACCGAAGGCGATTATACCGAAGGCGATTACACAACAGTAAAAGAAAAATTTGATAAAGCACTAATAAAATCTAAAAAAATGTTAACAGATTTTAAATTAGAATTTGAAGATTATGTGGATTATGATGATTATAAGGATGTTATTATTAAACTAGAAAATCATATCTTTGAAATGGAAGAAAAGTCTAAAACATTTAAAATTAATCTAAAACCAAATTGGGAAATTATACAACAAAGGTATGATGATCATTGTAATACATTTAGTCCAGCATACTTATCCGGGTGTGAATGGTACCAAATTATAGGGAAAGATTTTAAAAAAGGTTTCACAAATCTAGAAATAACGGAATATCTATTAAATTTATCTAAAGAAACGAGTTCATAATCTTAATAATAAAAAGTGTCTGTTCATCAGTAATGAAGAAGTTTGATGATTCTAATATTATTTTTGCTTTTATCAATCCAAGCGATATAAAAGTTGGTGATGATGATGAAGAAGATGATGATGAAGATTGGACACCACCTAAAGTTGTAAAAAAAACCCCAGAAACAAAGAAAAGAAGTATAACAGACATTACAGTTAAAAATCCAAGACCCGTAAAAACACTAAATGATCTAATAAGTGTATTAGAAGAAACAGCAATATCAAAAACTTCCACAAGAAGAAGAAAGGTTAGTATAGATGATGCCGTAGTTGAAAGAGAATATCTATTAAAACTAATCGATTCACTAGTTGAACTAAGAGATCTAATCGGAATGAAAAAGGTTAAAGACGAATTGGTTAATCAAATACTTTTATTCATGCAGAAAATGAATGACCCAGGTATGTTTTTACATACAGTATTAACAGGTAATCCAGGTTGTGGTAAAACAACGTTATGTCATATTTTAGCGAAAATTTATAAACATATGGGTTTTTTAAGCAGCGACAAAGTAGTTATAGCAGATCGTTCACAACTTATTGGGAAATGGTTGGGTGAGACATCCATTAAGACAAAAAAAATATTAGAAAGTGCCAAAGGAGGAGTACTATTAATTGATGAAGCTTATTCACTTGGAAGTTCAAGTAGCGAAGATTCTTACAGCAAAGAATGTATAGATTGTATTAATCAATATCTCTCCGAAAATGCAGAAGATTTTATTTGTATTATAGCTGGTTATAAAGATGATCTAGATAAATGTTTTTTTAGTAAAAATCAAGGCTTAGAACGCAGATTCCCGTGGAGATACCATATTGAACAATACAACCCAGAAGAATTATATAATATATTCGATCTACAGGTTTCCAAAGATAAATGGAAACTTAAGATTAAAAAAGATGAAATGGTACAATTGTTAACTAAAAATAAAGATAGCTTTAAAAACAATGGAGGAGATACTAAGAATCTTTTAGATAAATGTAAAATTTGTCACGCACAAAGAGTATTCGGAAGCAGGAAGACAAAAAAAACTCTAACCATAGAAGATATTAAAGATGGTTTGGAAATATTTACAAAAAGTAGACCAAAAACATCAACACCACCAACAGGAATGTATTGTTAATCAGGATAAATTAAAAATAATATGTCGTTTGATTACTTATAAATATTATAACAAATAACTAATAAAATGTCTGTATGGATAACTTGGGAAACTCCTACGACAGATAATTATTCCAAAGATTTTGGTTATTATGATGGTGATAGTCCTATAGACAAAATGTATTTTTATTCTTCACCCACATTCAACGGTGAACATAAAGGTTTTGTTTTTACAACTGGAAGTAATGGTACCGGATATTACATAGAGAATTATAAAAAACTCACCGAAAATAAATAATCACACGCGATTTAATCAAGGCTTCTTACTTACTTTACGCTTCTTACTTACCTTACGCTTCTTACTTACCTTACGCTTCTTACTTACCTTACGCTTCTTACTTACTTTACGCTTCTTACTTACTTTACGTTTACCAAATGAACATGAATGTTTACCAAATTTTATAGTTTTCATTGATACACCCGATCCATCATACCCAGGATACCCATAATACGCAGGATTTGAATTAACAGGTAAACTTAAACCTTTATTACCATACGGACCACCTAAATCTGAAGGATACATTGCTCTTACAGACCCATAACCCCAAGGACTTATTGGACCATTAACTTGACTCATTAACATAACAAAATATTTTAAATTTAAACAATAAATAAATTACAAAAAATAAAATACCCTAATTCTTACTAGCAATAATAAAACAATTTAAAGATTAGTAGTGTTATATTATTAAACGAAATATATAAGATGGAAACTATGATGAAAAATATGATTTTGTCGCCAAAATATACTCCCGACCCTAATTTCCACGATGCTATTAATATCTTGAAAGATTATTTTGATAAATATAAGGATGTTGAAAATTTGGAAGTTGAGTTTAGATTGGGTTATTTGGAAGAGGATGGTGATAAACAACTATTTAATTCATTTGTAAGTAAAGAATTTTTCTCTAATATAATAAATACTTTACGTACAAACAAGCATTGGATTTCAAAAGAACGTGAAGTTACTAAAGATTATTTTGATAATGGTATGAGATTAAGTGTAGACTGTAATGGTAAAAAAACCTGCATAAAAAAGAATAAGTTGTGTACGGTAGACTTTACATTTGATGGTACTCCTTTTGATATAAGGGTATGTTTTTCTACTGAAACACCAGTTGATGTTGGAAAATTTAAACCAAAGAAACCAAAAGATATTTATAATCGCGAAAAGGATAGGATTAGTTATAAGTATAAAAGTTGGTCATATGACGTAACTAGTGTTAAAACCATAGACAATACAATCGAAGATGTTATATTTGAATTTGAATTAGAATGTAATGTGAAAGAATCACTTAAAACTATGGATATTAATTATATGATTCATAGCAGCTTGTTGAAAATGAAAGATATAGTAAATATGTGTGAAAAAATCGAAGATAATTCTAAATTAAAATTTTATAACACCAAAGAATATTAACTTTATCTTATTATTACCCTACATTCTCTAGGAAGCTCCAGTATGGGAAATCCCAAAAGAGAATTTTTAGATTCATTCACTTTTTCATACTGATTATAAAATTTATTACGTTTTTTACGAATATCCATCAATATATCTTTATTAATTTTTTTACATTCATTAAATTCTCTCCTTATTTCTATCAACTTCTTTTCATCATCTCTATATTTGGCACCCAACTCTTTTAACATAGGAGGAGAACACTTTTTCAATGATAATTTTCTTAGGAATGATAATTTTTGTCGTTTGTCTGAAAAATTTAAATTTACACATTCTGTCCTACATAATGGACAGTTAAACACACCTTGTTTACACCATGACAAAAAACAATCAGTATGAAACTGGTGTTTACAGTCGGCTATAGTATATACACCATTAACAAAATTTTCAGATGTTAAAGAATCTAAACAAATCGAACAATCTCCCATCTTTTTATTATTTAAACATATTATATACTTAAATAGTTTTAAAGAATAAATTTTATATATAGATATATTGGTAAAGAAAATAATGAACTTTATAAACGAAACGGGTATATATAATATAGATTTTATAATTTCTCTGAAGGATATATTCCACGAATGCCCGTTTAGTAAACAAATTAAAGTTAATAAATCAATAAAAAATAATAGTCGTTTGAGTAGGTGGGGGAGAAATGAACCAATTTTATTTTCAGAACCCCTTATAAAGGGTGAGAATGCATGGACTCCATTTAAAAGTGAAGATGAAAATAAAATTATTTTAAAAACCGTTGTTGGTATTCTAAATAAATTGAGTAAGGACAATTTTACGTTACTTTCTGAAAAAATGTTTGCTATAGATATTAATAACCAACCTTTGGCTAAAAGTGTAATAGAACATATTTTTCAAAAAGCCATTAATGAACCGCATTTTGGAGAAGTATATTCAAAGCTTTGTAAATCATTAAGTAAAAAAAATTATTGTAATGATATCAAAACAATTAATTTCAAAAGAGAAATTTTAACACAATGTCAAAAAGAATTTGAAAAAGAAGTTTCTAATTCTTCTGACCCAATAGTCATAATGACACTTAAAAAGAAAAGTTTAGGGAATATTAAATTTGTTGGAGAATTATTTAAAAAAGATATGATCTCAGACACTATTATGTTCCAATGCATAAATAAGTTACTGACAAATATTAATAATACAAAAGGCAGAGAAAAAGAAGAAAACATAGAATGTATATGCAAATTAATTTCAACCGTTGGTGAAGAATTGGATGTAATGAAATATAAAACTAATTTCACTTATTGTATTAATCAAATGACAATAGCAAGCAAAGACAAGTCTAATGATTTTAGGTCTAGATTTTTGATAATAGATGTTTTAGACCTAAGGAAAAATAAATGGAAAACAAAATAATAATTTAATTAAATTAAAATATATATTATATATTAGAACATGAATACTTCGGTACCTAATTCGTCTATTGAAATATTACCACAACCAATAATACCGGCTAAAGTAGAAGTTCCCATAGTACTAAATGATATTAAGACCGAGTTAAAAATTCCGTTGATTATAATTTCATCAATACTGGGATTTTTAATTTTTCTAACGTTTATTTTATCACTTATTTACAAAAGTAATCTGTTTTTTAGTAAATTTAAAGTTATATTATCATTCTTAATATTAGTATGTCCTTTATTGATTGCCTATTTATTAGAAGTAAGTTTGTATGATCCAGAGGATGAAGAAAACATTAAAACATTATATGAATTTAGATTATTTCAGAAATGTTTTTATAGTTTTATAACAATAATAGTTTTATTATTTATGCTAAAAGTAATCTACGACAACAATAAAAATATATTAGGTGATATATCGGTAATTAGTTATTTTTATTCATGGATTCTATTAATTATGTCGATAATGGGATTGACATATTTATTTTATTCATCTTTCAATGAATCTTTAGAATATCATTCCATAGGATCAAGTTCAGCTTCATATTTTTCAATTGCATTTTTACTACTTGTTTGTATGTTATTTACAGGAACATTATTAATATATGATAAAACTTTAGTATTAGGTATTGTATTTGTAGTTTTAGGAATATTATTCGGTTTAGCTATTTCAGAAGGAGCAAGTAACTATGAAATTAAAGAAAATAGATTTTATTTAGAATCGGCCAGTAACAATTCTTTACCAACAACTCATTATAACTGTAAAGGAGTTTATACATCAGATGAAATTATTAAATGGGTAGAAACTGGCGAAGGTGGAGAAATTAAAATAAATTTCGATGTAAATTTAAGTTATCTTGGGTCGGATAAAACACTCATTCAGTGCGGACCAGATGATAACCTGTCCTGGAAAATTATATATATTAGAAATACCAATACAATACAATTAAATTATAGGAACTTGGAAAACATAAGTATAAATATTACAAATGATATGGTAGAAACTGACAGTAGTGATGTAGAAACTGACAGTAGTGATGTAGAAACTGATATGGTAGAAACTGACAGTAGTGATGTAAAATACATAAATATTACCATGATAGCAAGAACATATAAAAACATAGATGTTTTAGATGTATTTACAGGTAATTTGATTTTTTACCACGATAACAAAAAAGTTGATCAAAATAATATACAATCCATATTTTCAGAAAATATGATTCCACCAAGTCAGTGGGGTGAAAATCTTACTATATATAATTATGATACAATAAAGAATTTTTTATACTGCTCCGAAAGAAAAAATATGATGAAAAATATGAGCAGTGGAGTTAAATTTGTATTAGTTTCTTTTTATTCACTAATCATACTACTAATAGTATTATCCATAATACACCCAAAAGTTAGACTAGGATTATTTGGATCTAAAATGTCTTCATTTAGCTTACCAGGTCTTTATAGTAAAATAATGCAATAATACTTATTTAATCATACCAATACCATGATATTTATCACGCCTTTTTTGAACTTTTGCTCTTTTATTATTCGTATCATCAAATTTAAGTTTATCATCGTCGGAATATTTTATTTGATTATCGAAAATATTTCTTTCAGATAATCTATCTTCAACATCATTTTTTAAATTTCCACTATTGTTGTTATATTTATTATATAATTCAGTATTTCTAGCAACAACATCGCCCCAATGCTCAGAATCTTTATGACTATCCAATAAATCAGAACCATTTAATGAATTTTTAGAGGAAGATGAATTTGAAATACTAAAATTGTCTATTTTGGTTAATCCGAATTCATACAAATTATCGTTACCCGACACAATAGTATCAACATCATGTTTAACTATTTCTGTCGAGAAATTATATTTATGCTTATTTAATGGCTTATATTCTTTAAATAACCGTTCTTTAACATAACCCAAATCTTTCGGTCTATTAAAATCAGAATATCCAACATCAGAAGGATCTGCATATCCTTGACTAATATCATATTCTTTTTTAGAATTAAAATTTGAATTGAATGTCGTACCGAAATCCTTAGAATCCTTAGAATCTAGGTAATTAGTGTTATCTATCTTATCAACCGTTCGTTCATCATAATTTATATCATAATCAGGCATATCCTTAAAATCGTAATCACGGACAAGAGTTTTATAGGCTTTTCTTATATTGTTAAAAGCCTCATTACACTGCTCATGCGTCCAATTAAGTCCATTACTCTTTGCCTTATCGGGATGCACCAATAATATCATACGCTTATAAGCACCACTTATAACATACTTGTCATTTGTTGGACTAATACCCAATATATCATAAGGAGATAATTCCATTTTTAAAATAATATACTATATTAATTTTAAGATTAGAACTTACTTATTAAGAAGAACAAAATAAGATATGGAAGAAATTGAAGTGGTAGAAGAAATTGAAGTAAAACCAACAATTGAAAAAACACTAGACCCAGAATTTAATTTCTGCAAGGATGAAGGAGTCGCAACACTATATTGCTCAGGATTAATCACAGGAAGTGGGAAATATTCAAAAACAATTGTAAGCTGTATTATTTTAAATAACATAGGAGAAATTGTTGAATCCAGAAGCAAATACATAGGTGAAGGACTTAACACGAAAGAAGTCGGAATATACTCAACAACATTTGGACTTGAAAATGCAAAATGCAAACACTATAACAAAGTACATATTTACACAGACTACACAATACCAAACACAAAGGAAATTAAATCATTCGCATACGACAGCCCAAAACACCAATGGGACTTTAATGTAACACTAAGGAAATTCGAAGAATATAAATTCATTAAAATTGCAAGGAAACTTAATATTGTAACAGTTAGACTAGCAGAAGAAGAACACAAGATACAAAAACTAAGAAGCAAAGAACGCTCAAAACAAATTCAAAGCAAAAAAAATAATGATATGGCATTCGCTAACAGAAATAGATGATCTATAAATCGGGGGCAGAACCACCCAAATTGTCCAATTTCATCTGAATTCTCATGAGGAACTGGTCAGAACTAATACGAAACTTTCTAGACTTTGATAATTCATATTTTACATCGGTGCAAATATCACTATAACGAGCACTAAAATCCATATGCTGCTGATATTTTCTTTCAAAACCAAAAAATGAGTGAGTTGCAGACAAACAACCACTAACCAAAAAACCGACCATATTAGCATACTCTATACCATCATAACCAGCAAAAGTTGCGCTAAGAGGTGCCATACATATAGGGACAAGTATAGCAGGAAGACCCACTCCATGATGTTTACATTTATTTTTCTTAGCAGCAACATTATGAGCTATACTCAATTCAGAAGCAATAATTCCCCATTCACGCGCAAGGGATTCACTAGCAATACTCCACTCTTCTTCACCAATTGATCTTTTTTTACTACTGGATACATTTATATCAAAGGACTCACCAACAGATCTTTCAACAAATCTTTCTTCAACCATTCAATGATATAATAACATAAAAGATTTAAAAATAATTTAATTAATATATTTTAATTAAATGTAAAATTAAAATATTTACTATAGTTAATAATGTCCGCAGTCCCACCAACAATCCCAGCCGATGCTAACGTTTCTAGCCTCCACTCAACCAAAGTCAATCTAGTGAAAGGCGCAGTAACTATTGCTGCCATCGCAGCAACCGACGCACCAGGAACAGTAAATGCCGCCTCCGGAAAAATCACATTTACCTCCGCAACCGTAGCAACCGCCACACAAACAATAGCCACAATCACCAATAGTTCATGCAGTGCTAGCAGCGTTGTAATCGTATCCATCGATTCGTACGCTGGCGTTGCCGGAACAAATGGTGTTCCAACAGTATACGCCAAAGCCGCTGAAGGAAAATTCGTTCTCACAGTCGTAAATGAAAGTGTTACCGCT